CCCAATAAAACCTATTGTCGTAGGGTGCAAGGTCATCTTCCCAGACAAGCCCCTTGGCTGCTTTGGTTTCTGATGACCAGCGCATCCAAGAAGATGGGTGCTGGATGCCGTCATTGTCTGTCCACGCCTTACCAGCGCGGATAATACGACCTGAATATTTATATGCCATCGGTTATCTCCTATCTGGCTGTTGCGAATTTTAGTGGCGTTTCGGCAAAGGCTAGGTAGATGTAGCTTGCGCCTGATGTATTCCAAGCAATGTCACTGTTTCTAATTTTAAACCCGTTAGCCGTAAAATCCACATCAAAAACAGAATCGACGCCTTCAGCGTTTTCCCTATTAGGACCAAGGTAATTATCTACAGGATTAAAAGAATCACGAACAGCATCATAAATAACCCATTGAGAACCAGAAAGAGATGTGCATTTAAAAATAACCCAAGCTGGCCTAAACCCTGTGTAGACAAACGGCCCATTGCTGCTGCCGTTGCCGGTGTAGGAACCAGCCTTAGTGGTATCGCTGTTGGCGAAACAGTAGGCTATATAAGTTTCACCGCTATCATTTATGGCTCCGGTTGCGCCTTGTGCAGCCACGCCAAAAGTTGTGTTAGAATAACTAGCTAGAGCATTACTACCACCAAAAACTTGGGCATCAGTTCTATCAAAAAACATCATATTGCCGCTGGAAAATAGTGTTCCAGAATTAACAGGCCAAGGGTTTGATGAACTTCTTTGTTTTGTAATTATTAGTTCTGGTGTGCTGTTGAGGCCGTGTCCAACTGTATCGGCACTACCTGTGCCAGTGTAAGAAACAATACTAAACCCTGCGTCAGTATTCGCAGACACTTGTGACGTAATGCTGCCATCGGTATTGCTGACCGCTGTGCCGCCGGCTTTCCAGTTCCAAGCAACGTGAGATTGACCGCTGGCGTTAAGACCATTCGTGAGGCTGGTAGAACCAAGAGTAAAACCATCAGAGTCGAACGAAACAAGGTTGTGATAAGATGAGTAAAATCCTTCTTGCCCCGTTATGTTTGAAGATAAAGATTTGGTTGTGCCTGTCCCGCGCACAGTATCGTATAAGCCGTGAGAATAACCAGAAGTTCTATTTTTAATCCAAACCAATCCACCGTCAGAAGACAAGTCAAAGCCAACACCAGTAATAGCGTTTGTTGACCCATTACCAGTGTAAAGCACAGTATTGAAATGCTCAGAACCATCCACAATCGTAGGCGTTGGCAACGATGCGGAACACAACGAAAGATAGCCAGCCGGTACAGCGTAATAAAAATCACCTATGCCGTTATCATCCGAACCATTTGCAGAACCGCTTGCTTTTAATCCAGCAAAAGTGCTGTCTTGGCCGAAGTTGGCTGTCCAAGTAATTGTTGATCCACCATTTGCACCAAAAAATGGAAGCCACGTTCTAGTTGTATTGGGTTCAGCCGCATGATTAGCACCAGTGCTAAAGTTTGGTGTGCCGCCAATGTAAGTGCCATTTAGATGTACAAACAAGTACCCATTGTCCATATCTAAAGCAAAACCAACAGTAGCCGCTGCTTCGTTTCCGCTAAAACTTGAATCAAGTACGTTGTTTTCATAAATACCGCTATTGTGTGTGTAGTATGTAATGTAATCACCAGTTGTGGTTGTTAAATGATTTCCACTTAAACCAACAGTCTGAGTGTCAATGTCCATAATACCCATCAAAGCAGCTTGTGAGCCGCCAGTATTTGCACCAGTATACGCAGCTTCCCAATACCATTTTCCGGATTTTGGAATTGTAAATGTTGCGCCGTGTTCCGCCACTGCGAGTGATACACTGGTACTAGACTTCAGATTGCCTTCACTAAAGGTTATAGTGCCAGACCCTTTTGCCAAAGGATTAAGCGTTGCAAAGTTATTCGTAGGACTATCCGGCACATAATCGTGCGCCGAAATATTATTGGCAGTCCAGTCATTGCCGTTGCCGCTGCTGTCAGTAGTGTCGCCATCGAACTCAAGTCTGAAACCGTTAGTACCGTAGCTGCCGGAGTAGTTTTTAGCTTTCCAGTAACCGTCAATAGTCTCACCAAAGCTGGTAGCGTCTAGGGCTTGACCGTCAATGAAGTGAACGTCTGATAGGTAGCCGCTAAAGTAATTCGTAGACTGGTTTTTAGATATATTGTGTACGACAGCACTATTCCAATTACCTTGATAATTTAACGCTGGATATGCTGAAGATGAAAAGCTGGTTATCTGTTCGCCGTTAACGTAGATTTTTATTCTGTCAACAGCATTTGCTTGTGTTGTGTCCACAGCAAAAACAAGATGATACCAAGCCGAATAATCTCTAAATACTTGGGTGGTTGTCAGTAGTGATGCGCCACCACCGGCAAAATAAAATCGGATGTAGTTCTGATAAAAATCTATGTTATCTGTGCTTGCGTTAAACAAGAAAAAGTGATTACTGCCTGTACCATCACCGCTTTCACCACGCTTAATCCAGCCACTCCAAGTCCAAGTCTTGCGGTTGCCAGCAGCAGCCGGTGTCCAGCTTAGATACTGGCTTTCGTCATCGTTGAACCGCAAAGACTGGCCTTCTTCAACACCAGTTGCATACATCCATTGAGATGAACCTAAAGGTGTACTCATGTTAATCTCCTATGCAAATGCAAGCTGTGGTGTCCCAAGCAAAATCTTGTTGTTATCCTGTACGACATAAGGTACAATATCCACTTCATTAGGATTAGCAGATAATAGTAAACCTAATCCCCCTGAGGTTTTATAATTAGTGTCAATAGAAACATTATAGCCAGTACTTGACCCATCCTGAATAAAGATGAAGAAACCAGATTGACCTGTTTGTTCTGTTGTTGGGTTTAATAGGGTTATGTCACCAGTTAAAGTGAACACAATGTTTTGGTAGTTATTAAAATCAAAAGTTTGATTACCAGACCCAGACATTGCAATGGTTGAACCAATCGCAGCTTTACTAAATGACACAGGTGAGCCAGAGATAATAAAGTTACTGCTACTAGCATCAAAGCCTAGCGATACATCGTTGCTTGACCCAAACTTAATTGAGCCATTATCATTGAAACGCACCTCTTCATTGCTGTTAGAGGTGACAGTCTTGCTTGGCTGTACATCGCCTAGTGTAGTTACAGCATTATAATCAAGCTCTGCTGCTGTTGCAGTAACACCAAGATTAGTTAAGGCTACTGCTGCGTCTGCTAGTTCTGACAGGTTGTTAGCTACTGCTAGATAATCTGCACCTGAGACATAGGCTGCTACCCATAATGAACCTGTGTAGACCTTTATAGCACCGTCAGTACTGTTGAAGTACAGGCTACCTGCTACAAGAGCGTTACCATCGTTGTCCACTACAGGCTCAGTAGCTGTTGTGAAGACACCTAAGTACCTGTCATCAAAGCTATCAAAGGCTGCAAGTGCTGACGCTTCTGCTGCTTGTGCAGCCGTAGCTGATGCCGCAGACGCTGTTGCAGATGTTGCAGATGCTGTAGCCTGTGTACTAGCATTAGTGGCTTCTGTTGCAGCCTCGTTAGCATAATGCTTTGCTGAGTAGTCAGTAGTTGTACCATCGCTGAGGGTATATTGAGTACCAATAGGATGGATAGCAAGCTTAGTAGCATCAGGTATAATAGCCCCTGTAGCTGCTGTCACGGCTGCTGATGCTGCTGCCACAGCCGCTGTAGCTGCTGCTGATGAGATACTGTCAGCATAAGCCTTAGTAGCTCCATCAGTGGAAGAAATAGGAGTACCTACATTCTTAATGACGTTACCCTGTGCATCCCACTTGTTGTCAGTATCCAGAGAGAGAGCATCTGCTGAGAGGTCTACTGACTCCTGAGCAGCGTGGAAGACCTGAATAGCTGAGTCATCCAAGTCTTCTTCAGTTAGAACTGAGCCAGAGGCAAAGTCCACTGCACGTGCTGTAAGGTCTGTAGTACGGCGTACCTGTACCAGAGTGCCTGTTGCGGGTGCAGATGTTAGTTGTACAGTGGAGCTAGAAGGAAAAGTTAGACCTGTTTCTGCCACACCGTCAACGGTTACACTGATTTCAGCAGTGTCCTGATATGTAAAGGGAATAGAGAACTGTGTAGTTGCACTATCCCCTGTATAGTTTTGATATGATAAAGCCATTTCTTTTCCTTTTAATCTACTAGGCTTGCGGTAGCGTTAAGTATCTGTCTTGCTCCATAAAGTGAAGAGTAAGGGAATAGCCGGAGTAAACTACGCATCTCTGTTTCAGTTAGATCATTACCACCTACAGCCTGTCCCAAATCTTTAATACCTGAGGCCAAGCCTATTAACATACTAGCTCCTGCTGGTGTTACAGATTTAGTTGATCCATCCATAGCTCCTGTTGTAACTTGATAAATATAGTGAGCAATAGAGGCAGCACCAATTTGACCGATAGCTCCAAAAGCTACGTTACCAAGTTTCATACGTTCTTTCATGTACTCTTCTCTATCGGTACGTCCCAATGAATTAATATGAGAACGTGAGATATACATAAAAGTACCTAAGGCAGCAGCAGATGTCAAAATTTTGGCAACATCTACAGCATCTCCATTAGCTGCACGTACAGCCAAGCGTCCTGCTTGTTGTTCCATAGAAGCTAACGGAAAGGATAAGAACTGAAATAAGCTTTTACCTACTTCACTACGTAGCCAGTAACTAACAGAGCCGTTATTAACTTCCTGTACTGATTGAGTAGCCTCACGCCTTGCAGCACGTAAGAATACATTCTTTGCTGCTTGACCTGCTTCTGTCTTATCCCACGCATTAAGGTTAAGATTATCTAGAGTATCACCATCTGTAAATTCAGAATGTTTTCTAATTTGTCTGTTGATCTCTAAAGCTATCTCATCACTTATGCCCATCTGCTCACGCTTAATGGCTGAGAAAGCTACTTCATTACGTTTAGCTTTCATTGCTACTTCTGTTGCAAAGTTATAGATAGATATTCTTCTTAAGATATCTGTTACACCCTGAAGACCTGAGGCAATAGACACAAAGATACGTGCCTTACCTAAGGCTTCATCTAGTCTAGTTACTTCACCAGAGCCAAGGAAGTCTTCACCCTCTGCTATACCGCCTTCTAGTCTGTTACGCTGAGATGTTACCTTAGTTAAGATACCATCACCACCTGTACCAGTAGCAATCATCATTTCATGTGCTACTTTATTTTTTAGCTGGCCTGTACTAGCATCAATAATAAGGTTCTTAAACTGTGGAGCAGTCTTTAACAAAGTTTCAAAAGAAGTCTCAAACATTACGTTAGAAAGTTCCATGATAGCAGACATACCTGCCATCCCCATGTTAGCTACAAAGCTATATTCACGCACACGTGCAAGATTTCGCTGTGTCAAAGGAGACAGGTTACTATCATAGGCTATACGTCCTGTAACACTCTTATAAAGAAAGTCTAACTGCTTACGAGCTTCATCAGCTTCGGGTGTACCTGTAGGTAATCTACTTAGTAGAGTTTCAAAATTAGAGCCAATAGTATTAGTATTGATACCGTTCTGAGCTAACCCTGTAGCACCTGCCACCTGAAATAAGTAACTCTCATAAAGGTTACGTGCGTTACGTTCAAGCAAGTCAGACATGCGTAAAGTAAATACTCTACCATCTGCACCTGTTACTGGTAGTTCAAAATTTTCATCAAGACGCATACGATGCTTAGTACGTGGATGACCCTTGATAGGAAGATTTTTAGATAGAACATCAATCATAATCTCAATGTCTACTTCTTCTACACCTGCTGCTTTAAGGGCTGCAACTGTGTCATCCATGTCAGCCATGCCGTCACCAAGCTTACGAAACTCATTACCAGAAGGAGCAAAGAAGCCCTTAGCATAACCACGTGACATAGCTCTAATGAAGTTATTCACAACACCAGCGTCTACATTCTTTCTACCTGCTGCTGTCAAAGACTTTGTTACATCTCTAACAATAGTCTTCTGTTCGCTTCTGATAGCACCTTCTACCAGATCAACAAAGGCTGGGTTTAGATCACCATCAATATCAGGTAGTAAGGCTGGCTGTTCTTTTGTACCTTGTCTGTAAGCAGCCACATTAGTTCTATTAGCCTTACGAGGTAAATAGTTTTTAATGTTACCCATCATCTCAGGAATCCAACCAGCAGCATTAGCATCAATAGCCATTTGAGCTACTTTATCCATGCCCTCAGAGTAAATCTGAGCAATGCGCTTTATTTCTGGTAGAGCATTGGGATCAGGTTTACGCATATAATCCCCTACTAATTCCTCTACCTGACTTGTTCTAATATTTAAAGACTTTGTTAAATTTTTATAAAGATTTGTTAGTTCTATAGCATTAGGAAGAAGTGTAGTTGTGACAATTGTATCACGTGTCTCAAGAGCATTACCCCCTACTACTTCTTTACCACCCTTAGTGCCTAAGCTATCTAAGGCTAAACCCCTGCCAAGCCAACGAGTAAGTCCATCCTCAGAATTAAGAAGAGGAGCTAGAGAAGCAACTAGTCCTCTTGGCTTTACCAAAGCACGTAAGCCACGCTGCTTAGGTGTAGCTTCAATCTCTTCTGCTGTCATCTCAGTGATATCTTTTCTAGATACCCCTGCTGTAGTGCTTTTTCCTACTTGAGCAGCTTCATCAGCACCTGTACCAAAATCATCATTACGATTAGCTAGTGCTATAAAGTGTTCAGATAGTTGCTCATCTGTAGCAGCTTTAAGGATTGCCTCATCTTGTGCAGAAAGTTCTTCACCGTTAGCCCTACGTTGTGAGGCTGAGAGTATCTGCTTTCTTTTAGCGGAGTAAGCTGCATACTTACTAACACCTGCATTAACAGAGCCGCCAATAGAAGCAGCCAGCATTATGTCACCACCTGTTACTTGATGCACAGTCTGTGCGCGTAGTAGTTCCAAACCTGCTTGTTCTGTTACACCTATACCAGCAGAAGCTAGTAACCACTTTCTATTGGTATTTAATTTACTTAAAAACTTATATCCCTTAACTGCTCCAAATGTAACAGGAGCAGTAACAGGAGCAAACTGAGGTTGAAGAGAAGCTACAGTAGCGGCTGTTCCTAAAGCTACGGCAGTATCAGCAGGGTCTAGCATATAACCTGCCATAGTACCAGCAAAGTATGAACCACTGCCCTCTGCTGCTTTCTTACGAGCATCTTCCACTATTTTTATTTCGTGGGCTACTTTACGAGCAGCAGCGGTTCCCTTGTTTATACCAGCATCTATGATTTTCTTAACAAGTTCTTTATCAAAGACACCAGTTGTTATTTCTTTTGCTACATCAGTAGTAAAAGGAGTATCTTCATCAGGAAAGGAACTGAGTAGCCTAGCTGTAGATATTGTAGTACCTTCAGAAAGTTGTTGATTTACAAAACCACTCAGAAATCCTGTTGATTCTTCTTTAGCTTTCTTGGCTGCCTTTTCCATTTCAAGGTTAGTAAACCTACCACCTGTAGGGGCGGGGGACATGCCCCCAAACCCCATCTCTTTTAGAGTATTCTCAAAGGTATTTTCAGCCATAAGCTTTCCTTTTATCCAAAGATATTATCATACATACTTGTAAACAAGTTCTTAGTTTTCTTAACAAGTTTATCAGTATACACACCTGCTTTTAGTTGAAGCATAGAAGGTAGTGATTCCGTAGGAATGTCAGATGCACCTTGCAGTCTCCTAATATCTACGGCTTTGTCTTTCATGTTGTAAGATGACATGGTTACTTTATCACCAGTATTACCACCAATAAAGAACACTTCATCACCCTCTACTTTTACTACGATACCTACATGACCAAAGCCTAGCTTATACTTCTTACGCTCTTCTTTGGTATGTTGTTTAATCATAATATCACCAGCCTTAGCTTGTGTATTTTCAACCTTTGTACCTACATTGGTGTAAGCTTTAGCACGAACTTGATCAAACTTATCCTTACCAAACAGAGCTTTTGTATCAATACCAGAGTCACGTAAGACCTGTGTTAAGAACGCAGCACACCATGCTTGGTTAGTAGCAAACTCTTCTACAGTTTGATTTTTAGGATTCCAGTCACCCACTGCTGTTTCAAAGAAACCTTTAACAGCTTTAGCACCCTCGTCTGTGTTCTCATCAATACCATAGTATTTATAAGCTGCATCAGCAGGATTCTTAGCCATAGCTATATTAGCTACAGCAGAAGCAGTAGGAATATCCCCTACCTTTAACTGTTCCTTAGAAGGAATAACATCAGTATCGGCATGTGCTTTAGGTATAACAGCCTCAAAGACAGATGTAGCAGCATCACCTAAGGTTGCACCCACTTCATCAGCCACTTTCATAGCTCTGTCTTTAGTCTGTGTAGCCCACTTAGTAGCACTAACAGTACCATCTGCTGCTACATTGTAAAGCATGTTAAACTTAGCTTTAGCAAGAGCAGTAGCTTGTTCTATAGAACCCTCAGCATACTGAGCAGCTTCCTTAATTGAGTCCATAAACTTAGGCCACTCCTTAGTGACGTTAAATCTACCTAGTTGATAACCCATCTGGATCATGCCAGACTTTGCTGTGTCTGGTAAGTTTTCAAAGTTCTCTACTACATCAGAGAAGTAATTAGAAATTTTACTAACCTTTAGTTCTACTACAGCTTTAGACTCATCCTCTGTTACGTTGTTAATATCTTTAATTAATGCACGTTCATCAGGTTCTATGT